AGTGACTCATCGACATGTTGTCGCTCAGTGCATCCTCCAGCAGAGAATACATAACGATCTTCTGCTTATCCGTCATCGTATCGATCACGTCCTGCACAGTTTCGTTTTCGTCGGTCTTTCCATCCCCATCGGCGTGATAAAGTTCGAGTGGTTCGCCGGTGTAGATGATGCCTTCATCTTCAACGACACTCGTAGAACCGTCACTGTGGTAGATCACCTGGTCAATCATCGCCTTCGGATTGGCCGGGGCGATAACCAGGCTCACCTCAAAGATCGTGCCGTGCTGCACAACCTTTGCCTGCTTCTTCAGATCCTTCGCACAGATGGACATGCTGGTCACGTCGCCATGCAGCACCGCCTTCTTGGCTGCCTGTCCATCCTCGGTATCATTGAAGCTGCAATAAGCTCGAACGCCGCCTTCGCAGCATTCAAGCAGTGCGTGACCAAGAATGTTGGTCACTTCATTGTGACGGTGATTCCACACCAGCGGAACCTTGGCTCCGTCACAATGCTTGAACGCCCCTTCTGCAATGGTCAGGCCATCCGTGCACAGCACGTTGCTTTTGGTGGCCCAACCGCAGAAGTCGTAATTCTGTTTACCCATTTTGATTTTTCTCCTTCTCCTTCGGCGTTTCTGACTGCACTACAACCTTCTTTTCAGAATCCGCAGGAGCGCTCAGGTTCTTGTTCCTGAGTTCGTCTGCATGAGGATCCTTGGAAGGTTTCATGCCAATCTTCTGCCTGATTTCATTGGAGGTCATGATCTCATTGCGCGTCAGCTTATCCGCAATCTCCGCAATGTCGTTCACAGGAACCAGATTGAACGGATCCCGGAAGAACCCAATGGATTCGCGGCGTTCTTCACGCGCTTTTCGGGTCAACCACTTTCGCTTCATCTCGTCGATGATTGCAGAAAGGATCACTTCAATCGTTCGGTTCATGTAATTGAGCATCGTTTTGTCATCAGCAGTGCCATTCATAATTTCCTGCGTGATGCCAAGCTGACCATAGGCAAGTTCAGTCAGATACTCCACCTGTTTCATCAGGTTATTCTCAACCGGACGGTTGAGCTGAGTAATTCGCTCAGTGCTATCCGCATAAGCGATGCCGTACTTACTTCCGGTAAGCTGATCTTCAATGTCTTTCCTGCGTTCATCAGCCTGCGCCTTGCGGGCAGGGCTGCGAATCGTATAGGGCAACTGAATAATCAAGTCCAGCTTTCCGCTGCTGCTTTGCTCGTCCACTGCGTCAAGCAGGTTCATCTTGCGCACCAATCGCTGCATGGTGCTGTTTCGTTCGTTGACAACCGAATAAAATGGATTTTCAACGATACACACCATGCTCTTGGGTAGGACGACTTCTTCACGAATGCCGCTTGCTTCGTTGTACACCTCAACGCGAACATGCCGTGGCATCCAGTCCACAACTCTACCGGTTCGCATAGTCAGGATATCAAAGCCGTCAAACTCCGAAATGTCCTGAACATGAGTAAGTTCGTCATCTACATCCGTCGGGATAATAGCAACGACGCCTTCATCCATCATGCTGTGAACAACATCCTGCATAAATGCACGGCTTGTCTGATCAATGTTCGCCTCAACGGTCAGACAATTGTTCAGTCCGGATTGAATAGATCCGATATATCGTTCATTTTCATCCAGTTGCACATGCATCACATCAATGGAGGCGACATCCAGAGCGATTCGATTAAATATCGCTGTCACAATAGACCGTTCGGTTTTCGAACTATGACGAGTTCGATCCGGTCTATAGGAAAAGCTCGGACCAATATTCATATAATTAAAAGTGGGATCTTTATTCCGTATTGCATTCCAGGCTCGTTTGAGCCTATCAGAAATAGTCATTATCCGTACCTCCTATATGAAAATTAGTTATCCGCAATTGCTTTTTCGTCTTCCGAATTCCTACGTTCAAGTCTACTGATCGTAGCGTTCAGACGTCGTACTTTCTTCAAAGAAGAATATTTTACATGGCTATAATGAGCAACTCGCCTCTTGGCAATTGCCAGACCGATGTCGTTATTGCTATAGAGACTTAGTAAATTGGGAACGGTTCGACTCTGCCATTTGCTCAAAAGCAAATCTGCAGACTTGCTTTTTTTCTCGTATTTCGGAATAGCGTTTTTAGCTTTTTCAATACGCTTATTCCGAGATGCAATTCTATGACCCAACTGCTGTGGTGTACGGCGAACACCCCACTTCATACCCTTAATGCCGTAATGAAGTAAATAATCGGACACATGGTCCCCCCCCCCCTCGTAAACATTGTTAGTCAAAAGATTCCCTATTGATCTTATAGGCAACATAAGCATCCATCATCGCTGCCACAGCGTCGATCTTTTGCTCATGGCGTTTCTTTACCAATTTTCGATTGCCATTGGTGTCTTCAAGCGTCACACAGTTGCCCATCGTAAAAGTCATCAGTTCCTCATCAAACAAAAGCATCCGCTCCCCTGCAAGCTTCTTGAGCTCACCAAGCGGAACGGACTCTGTTCTGGAACCCTGAATCACCTTTTCAATGCCGAATGGACCGTTTTCGGTTTCCCATCTGGCCACAAACTCTTTTGCGTTATACGGATCAAATCCGAAGCATCGCACATCGTATTCGTTTTCGATAATGTGCTGATCCAGATCATCATAGACGGCCATCATGTCAAGCACGGTGCCGTCCATCACAATCAAACTGCCTTCCCGTATGAAATCTTCATACTTGATTCGTGCAGCGGGTGAAAGTTTGTTCAGCGTAAGCTCGGAAATATAATTTCGTGTCTTCACACCAAAGCTTCCATCCCGAAGCGGGAACAGGAAAGTGAACGCACAAAAGTCATCGCCCTGGGAAAGGTCAGCGCCCATGGCGCACGGAAGTCCCCAGAACTTTCGCTTTCGATGGGGTTGCGTCTCTTCATAAGTGAAGAAATAAGTAAAACCCTCCACCGGAATACCGAAACGCTTTGCAAGCGTATCATTCCGCGTAGCGGGTTCTCGCTCCATCTTTTCAACATCGCGCTGATAGGCTTCATACTGAACTGTCTTGCCCAGATTCGGATTGGCCTTGATCCACATGTTCGGATCACCGACTTCTTCAATGTTATCCAGTCTGTAATACCAGATACTCACATGTGGAGCAGGCGGTCCTTCACCTTTGAGGATCTTCATCAATCCCATTTTGACGGTATCGCCAGCGCCGTTTCGAACAGTGCCTTCCGAACTGATTTCAAGAATCAGATAGTCATCCAGCTTACTGCCGCCTTGAACAAGGCATCCGGTCACATCCTCACGGACATCGCCGGACAGCCATTCGTCCACTGTGGCAACCCGAAGCTGCAAGCCCTGAAGCTTGTCAATGGACATGGGTCGCACTTCCAGCAAGCTGCCTGTAATGAAATTCTCAATACCCTTTTTGGTACTGGCCAATTTCATTCGGGCGGCTCGTTTGCCGGTAGTGTTCTGCAGGCTGCCTTCGGTCAGGAACTTAAACCACGGTCCACGGGATCTGGTGATCGCCGTTCGGATCGGGTTCAGCACTTCCTCCGCCTGTTTCATTGTAGGTGCGGTCGTGACCTGATGCGTGGTTGTCCCATCAACATTCAGGAAGTAATTTTGAATGCAGCTGGCATACATACTCTTGGCGGCGCCTCGGGCCACGATCAGATACTGCTCGGTGATCAGGCGTTTTAGAATCTTTTTGCGCACATAATGTCCACCAGGTCGATCCTCATATAACTCATACACGCTCTGTTCTACATAGTAGTACCAGCCGAATATCTGCTCTGCCCAAAGCTTGAAGCTGTCCAGCAGCTGCAAATCGCTGCCGTCGGTCAAGGTAAGTTCCGACTCGCAAAATTCGATGAATCCGTTTACTGCTTCATCGTCATAATAAACACCGGGATTGGCAATGAGATCATCAATGCGGTTCATTTCAAGACTGATTGTTTCGCAAACTGGAATCTCTCCTCGCATCACCTTCGCCCGAAACTCTCCATAATAAATTGGCACGGCGGTATTAGACAACATCTATGTCCACCGCCTGTCAACGTCGGTTCAAATCTCTCATTGCGCGGTTGCGCTGACGAACCCAATCATCCAACTGTTTGTTGGTACTCTTGCCGGAATCGGAACGATCTCTATTCCCAGAATTGGTATTATTGTCTCCGCCGGAATCCGAATTTGTTGGAGTCAACTTGCTGCGACTGGAGTTGATTTTTAGAGCATCTCCATACCATTTTGAAACTTTAGCAATCGTGTCTGCATCCATCTTCGTGACATCAACGTCTTTATAGTCATTGATATCGAACTTTTTGGAATTATCAAGAAGCTTATTTGCAGCCTTTGTGGCCAAGCCCATCATGGTCTGTTTTGCAAAACTCTCAAGGGATTCGGCCAACAGTTTTTTACCTGTTGCAATAAGTCCATTTTCTTCGCGGTTTTTCTTCCTCGACACCAGATCGTCATATCGCTCTTCCATGTTCAGGCGATTGATCCTGCGCTGAAGCTCTTCATCGCTGAGCGTATTCGTTTTACGCTTGATGGAGCTGGGAGTTTTCTTGGCAATGGTCTTGCCTTTCTCGCCGCCGGAACTCTTGCCGCCCGTTCGATGACCGAGCTGTTCAGGAGTGCGGCGAACACCCCATTTCATACCCTTAATGCCATGATGGCTCAATATTTCGTCCATCGAGTGTGCCTCCCTTCACATGTTCTATTAACCGCTTGCTTGAACATTCCGTCGAATGGCTTCTGCCGTAGCATAGATTCGCCATTCAAGTTCGCTTGCGACTCGGTTCGTGCTTTCAATCACAGCGCTGCTGGTCCCAGGGTCAAACAGCAATTTTACCTTGAGGTACACATAGGAGCGAACCAGATCAAGATTGGGATAGCTTCCAATCAATTGAGCCCAGGTTTCTTCCTTACCTGTAACCGCAAACTTATCGGCAGACGGAATGCCGAGCTGAGACAGAATAGAAATAACGCTGTTGATATGCATAATGATGTCCGCATCAAAAGAAGTGTCATCTTCCGCAAGCAGCAGCAGTTTCTTAATTGATGTCAGAATGCTATCCACATCCATCCGTCCTTTCTTCATGATCTTTTCCATGGGCAGGTGTCGTTGGGACGCCGAACAATCGGATCTCTCGCCAGAAGCGCATCTGCC